CCACGTCGGCTGGTTCCGCAGTTGATGCCCCAAAGGAGCGCACGAACATGCCGATAACAAAATTACAAAAAAAACGCGACGGCCTGCAGGGCTATCGCGTCCGCGTCAATTATACCGATCCCGACACCGGATCCTACCGCCGGATCGAGCGCATCGTCTACGGCAAGGCCGAGGCAGCCGATATGGAGCGACAGCTCAATGCCGAGATCAAAGCCCCCACCCCCACCGCCGACGACCGCCTCACCGTCGCCGAGTTTGCCCAGCAGTATCTCAAATACAAATCGAACGAAGTGCGTGCATCCTCGCTCGCCACGCATGAGGCCCGCCTGCGCACGCACGCTATCCCATTTTTCGGCCCGCTGCGTATGCGCGCCGTCACCCCACGGCACGTTGCCGATTGGGTGTCGTCCCTGCACAGTAAGGGCCTCGCCCCCAATACCATCTCCGAGGTCTACGCAATTACAAAATCCATGTTCGCGCGCGCCGTCGAACTCCGCATCATCCCAACATCTCCCTTCGGGCGGCTCCGCTGCCGACGCAAGGCCATGCCAGACGCCCCGCAGCACGATTTCCAATTCTATACCGCAGAGCAATTTCAGCGTTTTTACGCATCGGCAGCCGCCGCCGTTTCCATTGCAAAAAATCCCATCCAAGAGCGGCAATACATGATGTTTTTCGTCGTCGCATTTTATACCGGCATGCGGCCCGGCGAAGTCCTCGCCCTTCACTGGACGGATATCGACTTCCCGGCCCGCCTGATCCGTATCCGCCGCACTTATTCCGATCGGTATGGGGAGGGGCCTGTCAAAACGGAGTCCTCTGTCCGCGATATTGGCGTCCCCGCCCCCCTTTTCGAGGAGCTGCAGGCGCACATCCGTTTTCAGCGCGGCATGCCCGGTTTTTCTCCGGACTTCCTCGTCTGCGGCGGTCCTTCGCATCTCGTGGCGTATACTGTCCGCAGGCACAAGCTTACCTATGCGAGCGGCGCAGGACTCCCGCAGATCCGCCTCCATGATTTCAGGCACTCTCACGCCTCCCTGCTCGTTAATAATGGCATCAATATCCAGGAGGTCGCGCGCCGCCTCGGCCACTCCAATGTCAAGGAGACTTGGGACACCTATTCCCACCTGTATCCTCGCGAGCAGGACCGCGCGATCACCGTTCTTGACACCGTCCAGCTCTCTCCTCTAACCACCCCGTGATTTTCGGTGTTTTTTCGGTGTTCTCCCTCTTATGCTCCATCTCCGAAAACGCCGGAACCCTTGTGTTTTCAATGGTTTCGGCGTTTTTTATCCTCTCTTTTTTCGTTGATGCTCATCAACAACAACTTTTATTCATCTTTCTGTTTCTTTCTCTTTCTGCCTCTCAACGCATCTCATTTTCTCTCTTTACATTGCTCAAACTCCAACTTTCTCCGACCTCAATTTTCAAATTCTCAAAATTCTCGGTGCTCATTCGGTGCACAAAAGGCCCCGGCAGTCTCCTGCCGGGGCTGTTTTTGTGTCACTCCACGATGCACTCGTAGTACACGCGCGCCTTGTCCGGCACGGCGTCCTTGTCCTCGAGCCACGCCTTGGCGAGATCGAGGTAGAGGTCCGTCCCGGTGCAGCCGTGGTCCATGAGTACCTCGCAAAAATCGCTGTACACCGCATTCATTGCGCACCAAAATTCGACGGGGTCGCAGTCAATGCCGCGCTCGTGCATCATCTTGAGCACATGGTCCGGTGCCCACTTCGCGCCGACCGTGCCGTCGGCGTTTTTCATACCGCCGACCCACTTCTCGGCCTCCTCCCACGACAGACGGTCGTCATCGTCCTGCTGCTGCTCGAATCCGATATGCCCCATCTCCCGGCGCCCCGGCTCGCGGCTTCGGCCGCCGCCTCTCGGCTCGATGTCGTACCGGCGGCCCATCGGCTCGTCGCGGTAGCGGCGATCATAGTCGCCGTCGCTGCGCGGCGCATAGCGGCCGTCATTGTATCGCTCGCGTCCGCGCCCGTCGCGGAATCGGCCCTCCGGCCGGTCTCTGCGTTCCTCCTCGCCGCTCCCGCGGCGGTAGAACATCATTTTTGTCCTGGCGTCCATATCGTCCCTCCTTATGCCGTCGGCGCCGTGCCGTTGACGCTCGCCAGATTGCTGCTCGGCGCGCAGGCCGCGCGGCCCAGCAGCCGGAAACTGCCGCCCGTCGCGGTGGTGTTGAGCACCGTGCTGTACTTTGTCCGCGTGCGGATCGCACAGGCGGTCAACTGTGCGCAGCCGCAGCTTGTCAGCGGATACTGCACTGTCCCGCTGCCGATCGTCACCACGACCGGAGCCGTGATGGTCGCCGTCGTCGGGATCGTCTGCGCCACGACGAGACAGTATTTTTCGCCGTCGTTGTAGCTCCCGGCCGGCAGGTTGATCGTCAGCACGCCGTCCGCAAACGTCACGGCCTGCGAGATCACAAGGCGGCGGCACAGCTTACACACGTTGTTGCATGCCATGGTATATCCTCCTTTGCTCAGGGGCGGCAGCTGCCGCCCCGATCTCTCATCCCGTCAGCAGCAGCCGTAGCCCTGCTGGCAGCCTGCGCTGCAGTACGCCGCATGCGGGTTCTGCACCAGGTACGTCGGCTGCGGCGTCGAGTTGCCGGTCCGGCGGATCAGCTCTGCCGTGTTGGCGTCCATCGCGGCCTTGAGCACGGCGTTCTGCTCGCTCTGCGAGGCGGCCAGACGGAGCGTCTGGTTTTCCTGCTGCAGGGTCGAGATCTTGTCGTTGACCATAAAGTCCAGGATGCTGCGCGTGTTGGCGTTGGCGTTGTCGATCACGTCGCGGGCCGTGCTCTGGATGGTGTTGCGGATGTCGCAGCTCTGCGTCGCAAGGTTGTAGTTGGTGTCGGCAAAGCCGCGCTCCATCAGGCGCTGCGTCTCGCAGCAGCACTGCTGCTGTCTCGCGCCGAGGTCGCAGATCTGGCTCTGCACCCCGTTAAAGCCCTGCATCATGCCCATCTGCGTTGCGTTAAAGCCCTGCTGCATCGCGATCTGCCCGTTGAGCATGCCGGTGTTCATGGCATAGAAGCCGTCACACAGGCCGTTCTGGAGCCCGCGGATGCCGCTCTGGATCTCTGCCGTCACAAAGCCGTCGTTGACTGCCTGCCGCGTGTCGATGCCGCTGAGATACGGCACCGCCATACCGGCCCCGTTGTTGCCGTTGTTGCCCCAGTTGTTGCCAAAAATCAGGGCAAACAGGATGATCACGATCCACCAAGATCCGCCGCACCCGAACATATCGTTGTTGTTGCGGTTGCCGGAGTCAGCGCCCAGCGCATACCCCATGCCAAAATCATCTGCCATTGTTATATCCTCCTCAGTTTTTATGATCCCACGGGCCGCGCGCGCCCGGTGAGTCCTTTCTGCGCGGCTTTTGTCAGGTCCCGCAAACCGAGTGGATGTGCTTACCGGCGGAATGGCAGCCCCAGCTGCTGCGCCATCTGCTCTACCGTCGTACCTCGCTCCCGCGCGGCGTTGTCCGCCATCTGGAGGAGCTGGTTGTAATCTTTGCCCGCCAGCATCTGCTGCATCTGCTGGAGCTGAGGTCCCGCGCCCATCTGCTGCAGGGCACCCAGCGGGTTCCGGCCCCGCTGCGCCATCTGGATCATCATCATGAGCGGATTCATTCTGCGGGTTCCTCCTTCTTTTCTGCGGCAGTGAGCCGCTCGCTGATGCCGTTAAGCTGCGCCTGCATCTGCTGCAGCATCGTCAGCACCGGGTCTGTCGCTGTCTGTGTGCCGTTCTGCGCGGGCTGCGGAGGCGGCGCTGGAATATACTCCCCAAAGCGTGCGGCGCCCGCCGCAGCGTCCCAGCGCTTGGTGTAGATGCGGTTGTTTTGGATGTCCGCAAACACCATCAGGCTGCCGGAAAAGTCCACCGGCGTTGAGCTTGCCTCCTCGCGGCTCGATACCATCCGGCACATCGGCCCCTGCGGCTGCAGCGGCTGCTGCCCGTACCCGCCGTATACCGGCGGCATCACCTGATTGTACCCGGTCTGATAGGGATATGCCATTGTCTCCGCCTCCTGTCTTTGATGGATATATCATACCGTCTCAGCCTCTGCGCTGTGCCCGCTTCCGGCGCGTCTGTGCCCGCAATGTGTGCAGCCGCCGCTCGATCCCCTGCATCCGGCGGGACACCGTGCTCCGCGTCATCCCCTGCCCGAATTTGTCCTCCATCTCAAATGCGATGTCCAGCTGCGCCACCTGATCGATCAGGCACCGCCGCGCGATGTAGCTGTCCTCCTCCCCGAGGTTCGCCGCCCGGATGAGCGACTCGACCTCCTCGCGCCGCATCCCGGCCGTGCAGCTCCCCGCCTGCATCCTGCCCTTTGACATAGTTCCCCCTCCTGTGCATAAAAATGGGAGAGGGCTTTCGCCCTCCCCCGCTGTGCGGTATTTTGTTTTCAGTCAAACGCTCCTGCGGCGCTGTAAAACTCCGCCCCGAAATAGCTCGAAAATGGGTTTTTCTTACCTTCCTTGCCGTTCGTGACCATCTGCCACAAGTACGCCGCCTCCTGTACGCTGAGGCCCAGCGTTGCGATGTACTTCCCGGCCTCCTCCTGCGAGACGCCGCCGCTGCCGTCCGCGTCTGCGTTCTGCAGCACGTCCGTGTATCGCCGCATCGGGATGCCGTATTTCAGGCCGGTCATGACGAGCTTCGCTGTCTTCTGCTTTTCGCTCTTGTCGTAGCTCGCAAGGATTTTCGCCTTGGTCGCCTCGCTCGCGTTGGTCGCCGTGACGGCCGCCTTCTTGGCTACTCCGGACCCCGGCACGGCCAGCACATCATTCGCCTGCTCCCACGTCATTCCGGCTTTTTGCAGTGCCTCCGCTTCTGCCGCCTTGCTCTCCGAGGCCACGGTGTTGATGTAGGCGCTCTGCTCTGCCTTGTCGCTCCATCCCATGGACTCGATGAGATCCAGCGTCCGCTTGTTTTTCAGGCCGCTCTCCTCGTCGCCGTCCTCGTTGATGCTGTCCAGCTCGCTGTAGAGCGTGCGGAAAATGATATACTCGTCCAGCGGCACGCCGTCTTTCACGGCCTGCTGCCCTCCGCTGATCCATGTGTCCGGCACTTTCTTCGGCTCGATCTCGTAGGCCGCCAGCGCGGAGGCATAGGCCGTCAGCTTCTGGATGAGCGCGCCGCGCTCCTTCTCGGTCGCGCTCTGGTACTCATCGGACTGCATCAGGTCACCGACGCTCCCGTATACGATCCCGGTCCATGTCTTACGGTACTGCTTCTTCTGCGCATCCGTGAGCTGCAGCGTCTGCTCCGTGTCGTCTTCCATCCATTTCAGCTCGTCCGGTGCATCCGAAGGCACGGCCCACGTCCATCCCTTTTCGTTCGCCAGCTCCAGCGCGCGGGCATTTTTCAGGCCCGTCCTGCTGGTACCGCTCGCGTCGTCGGAGTCCATCTCGCTGAGCATCGTGTGCCACTGGATGTAGTCTGCGATCTTGACTCCCTCTCCGCTGAGCGTTCTGGCATCATCGATCCACCCGTCTGCCGTTTTCTCCGGTACGACCTTCTCGGCTGAAAGCCCGTTTGCATAGGTATACAGGTTGTTGAGCATTTTTGTCTTGGTCTTGTCGTCCGCCTCGTTGTAGAGGTCAGACTTCAGCAGCGACCCGATCGCTCCGGAGACGATCTTGCTCCACTCCTTTTTGTACGTCTGCTTCTGGCTGTAGTCAAGCTGTTCTGTCACTTCCTCGCCGTTGTCATCGGTGTACTTGATGGCGTTCGGCACGGCTGCCGGGAGCGCTCCGGTCCCTCCTGCAAGGTAGAGCCTTGTCAGTTCCTCCTTGCCCTCGTCGCTCATGTCCTCGGTGCGGTTGTCGAGCAGCACGCCGATGTCCGCCTTGATGTCCAGCACGGACGACTTGGAGAGCGCGTTCCGGTCGACCTCGTCCCAGATGTTGTCGTACTCTGCCATGAGCTCCGGTGCGACCCATCTCGGCAGGACCTGCACATACTTTTCTACATTTTTGACCGGCAGGCCCATGACCGTGGATGCCTCCAGCGCCAGATCCTTCAGCGCGCCGGGCGCAAGCTCCCATTTTCCGTTCTTGAGGATCTTCGCCGCGCTGATCGCACTCTCGGCCGTGTCGGTCAGCAGCTGCAGCGCGTTGACGTCCGGGCCGTACCACGTCTCATCAAAGGCGATGGACTCCACAAGGCCCACCAGCTCCTCACCGGCGATTGAGATGCCTGCAAGGCCCTCTATCATACCGAGCCCGAGCTGCTTCGCGACCTCGCCCCAGTTGAGTCCGTCCTCGTCCCACAGCTCATCTCTCCGCCGCAGCGCATTGATCATGACGCTGATGGAGGCGGACACAAACTGCGATGCGATCACGGCCGCGCCGGACCTTGCCAGCTGCTTCCGCGCTGCGATCATCGCTCTGCGGTTCTCGGCCGTCTTGTTCTGCAGGTAGGCCGCTCTCGCCGCCTGGTACTTGCCCTGCCCCTCTCGGAGCAGGTTGAAGCTCTGGAAGGCATCCGCGCGGAACATCGTCATGAATCGGCTGATGTTGTTCGGATTCGCGCGAGCGACGGCCGCACGCTCCAGAATGCTCGAGTTGGACTGCGTGTCCAGCACGACCTTGTTAAACAGCGTCGCGACCTTCGTCCAGTAGGCATCCGTCCCGCTGTTGATCTCCTCGGACGTGCCCGGCGTCAGCCCTGTCGTGCGGCTCACGTTCCGTTCGCAGGCCAGCATCAATCGGCGCGTGATAAAGCTGTCCATCGCCTGCGCCCAGTTGTATCCGAGCGGCAGCTTCGTCACGAGCGCCTCGTTCGTGGTCAGGTCGTGCAGTTCCTGCGTCGCGTTGCCCTGATTGCGGTACCAGTAGACGGAGCTGTACTGTCCGAGCGTGTCCGTGCTGACCTTGCCCTTCATGCCCCGCAGCAGCCCCGCTGCGAGATCGCCGGGGCTGAGATATGCCATGGCTGTTGCATAGCTGCCCCACTGCTTGAGCATGGAGCTCGGGTTAAACGAGATCACCGCGCTCGCATACTGGCCGCGCAGCCAGCCGAAGAACCCGGAAAACGCGTCCATGTCCTTCCCGCTGCGCTGGAGGTCCCCGACGAGCTTTTCGATGTAGTTGATGGAGCTTTTACCCCACTTCCCGGCGATCACATTCCGCACGCTTTCTGCGCTCTGCGTGCGGATCGCGCCACCGCCCTCCTTGCTGCGGTCTCGTCCGAGCAGCCTGTCCGTCTGCGACAGCCGGACCTTCCCGGCGTTTTCGTAGTAGGTGCTGTTCATAACGGCGTTCAGGTCGCGGATCGGCAGCGCCAGACCGTAGTATTTGCTGACGGATTCCACGCTCCGCTGGAACGTCTGCGAGGCGTCCTGCAGCAATACAGGGTTCGCGCCCTTCCCGGTTCTCTGCTTCAGGAACCCGAGCCCGGTCAGCGAAATGTCGTTGCGCACCTGATCATTGTCCTGCACGGTAAACGCGCGGTCGGACTCGATCGGGAAATAGTTTTTGACCATGGCCTTCTCGTAGCCGTCCATGATCATGGATACCTCGTTGATCGCGTTTTTGGCCTGCCCGTCAAAATACTTGCTCAGGATCGCGGCAAACTGGATCTCCTGCGCCGTTGCGCCGCGCACGATGTCCCGCACCGCCTGCGGCGTCAGCGTCACAACGTCACCGCGCGCATACGCCTCCGAGATGTTGCCCTTCTTGTAGAGCGCACGGTTCGGCACGCGCATACCGCCCTCGGCGATATGCCGCAGGTTGTCCTCGTTTTTGCTGTGCATGATCAGGGAGACTCGCATCATCGGGGTCATTGTCAGCTCATTGATCGCGCTCGCCGTCCCGTCCTTAATGACGGCCGCGCCGCGCGGCGTGTCGACTGTGATCCACTGCGCATCCTTTCCGGTTGCGCTCTCGACCCATTTCTTGTTTGCCTTGTCCGCGAGGAATCCGTTAAAGAGACCCTGCGCCCGCATCTCATACAGGCGGCGTTTCTCCTCTCCGCGTTCCAGCCCGTGCAGCAGCTCGGCTGTCGCGCCGTCTTCCTTCCAGCCTCCCAGTTCCAGGAAAAAGCGCTTCGCGTCGGTCTGCATCAGGACAAAGTCTCTGGCCTTGCCTGCGTTGCTCCCCTTCGCAGCCTTTACTTCCTTTCGGACGTTCTCGGCCATTTCAGACACTGTCTCGCGGCGCACGGTCGCGAGCATCTGATTCCGATTGCGGATCTGCGTTGCTACTGCCGTGATGTCCTGCGCAAGCTGCCTCACCTCGTTCATGTCGTCCATGTTATCGATGCGCTTCTTGTCGAGTCTGGCCAGCCGGTCCTCCACGTCCTTGTCGCGGATAAAGTTCTCGCCCATGGCTTCCATGGCCTGCCGGTAGCTCAGCGCAAGCTCCTGCAGATTCTCGATACCGTCCGGCGTGATGCTTCTTGCCACGAGATCGATGTTGCCGATGACCTTCTGAATCGCTGCCCGCTGCTCCGCAGATGATTTGTTCGCCATGCGGCTCAGCTGCTTTGCACTCTTGAGTAGCTTCTCGCGGGCGAGGCTCTCCATCTGCTGCGCCGTCCGGCTGCGCAGCCGGTTTTCAAAATATTGCTGCTGCGCCTGCAGGGATTTCGCCGACCGGGCCGCGAGCTTGACCTCGATGTTTGCCTTCTCGCCAAACCGCTGCAGCTGGTCGTCCAGCACCTTCCCCAGCTCCTCGACCTTCTCGCGCATGCTCCAGCTGTAGTCGTCTGCATTCTGCCGGATCATGTCGCCGATGGTCATCTGCTTCCCGTAGCCTTCCGACGCCAGATTCACGATGTCGCGCAGCTGCTGCTGCGGGCTGCGAGTCGTGTCAAACATCTGGCCGAATTCCTTCTGCAGTTCGGCCGTCCAGCTCTGGATGCTGCGGTATCCGTCCTTGTAGGTAAAATAGATGCCGCTGTCATACGCGCTTTCCTTGATGTCGTCCCACTCCTCGCCGAACGCGGTCCGCACCTCGTCCGGCACTTGGATCCACTTCTCGCGCAGCCGCTGGCTGATCTCGCTTTCCCGGTTGTCGAGCATTTCCCGCTCCGTCCCCAGTTCAATCAGCGTGTCGAGCATCTTGTTGCGCAGTTCGTTTGTGATGTGGCCTTTCTGCCCCTCCTGATAGGCCTGCTCGGCAAGCTCTCGGATCTGGATCGTCGCCTGTGTGCGGTTTGCCTCCGGGACGTTAAAGCTCTCGATCAGCGCGTTCGTCAGGTCTCTCGTGGCCTGACGGGGCTTCTCCTTCTGGATCGCCTCTTTGGCTGCCTGATCCTGCCGGCGCTTTTTCTCCTCGCGGGCGGCGGTCTTCTTCTCCTGCAGCTCGTTTTTGTAATCGAGGATCTCCTGCCGGAGGCCCGTGATGCGCTCCTCGCTCTGCTCTGCCATCTCGCTGGTGAGTGTTCCGCCCTGCTTCGCCTGCCGGAGCGCTGCGCGCTCAATGTCGATCTGCTTCTGCAGCTTGTCGATCTTGCGCTGGAGCTTCGCTTCCGGCGTCTTTCTGGCCTCTGCACGTCGCTGCTTTTCTGCCTCTCGCTTTGCCGCTGCGCGCTTGTTCTGCTCGGTCTTGATCATCTGCAGCATGTCTCCGAGGCGCTGGTTGCGGCTCTCAGCGTATTTCTGCACGCCCTCTGTCACGGCCTCGGCCGCCTCGTTGACTCGCATGCCCTCCGACTCTGCCGTCATGGCCTGCTTGACCCGCTCGGTCTGCTTTTTCAGGGTGGCGTCGCTCATCTTGCTGATGGACTGTGCCAGCTCACCCTTTCCCTTTTTCAGGTACTCCTGCAGCTCTGCTTCTGCCTGTGCCTTGAGCGCGTCGCTGCGTGTCGCAGCCTCGGCCCTCTGCACCTGCATGTTCAGATCATTTAGGTCGTCCGATACCGAGAAACTCGCCTTCTTCTCCATCGCTTTTCGGAATGCTGCCGCGATATCGCTCTCGGCCGGTCCGCTTTCCGAAACTTTTTTATCGTATGCTCCGGATTCCCACTTGACATCTGCGAGAAAGTTTTGTATATTAGTCTGGAAGTCAGAGCTTTGCATGGTTCCCTGGGAATTGGACCCTTGGTTCCCAGCATTTAAGCTCTGGCTTCTTTTTTTATCCAAAAACAAGAGCTTTCCAGTTGCTGCGGCGGTCTCAATGTCGTTTGCTACTTTATCGCGTTCGTACGCTGTTATTACTTTGTTTACATCGAGTAGTTTGTTTTTGTATTTCCCTCTAGTTCCAATTTCTTCGACTACTACCGCCGTCCCGCCATTGATTTCTTTGTCTGTTACAAGCACTAGGCGGTTTCGGCGGCTTCCTTTTTCTCCCGGCTTGGAAACAAAAGCCGCCACGGGATTTTCCGATTTTTCAAGAATTTCGAGCAGTCCATCCGCTCCTAGACCGTGATAGTTTGTGTTTTTGTTGTATCGGTCATCCATCTTGGCCCGCTCTTCGGTAACCATTGCGGCGTACGCTTTGCTCGCAGGCATTGTGACCTTTGCCGCATCGACACCGATCTCCCGTGTCAAAAAGTCTGATGTTTCCCCGATATAGATTTCGTCAGCTCCGCGATACCTGTTTTCTGCCACGCGCCGAAGTTCGTCGAGCAGTCCATCTGCGATAGACAGCTTCCCGTTCTGCTCCTCCTGCGCATTCTGTGCCGTCTGGCCCCTTGCCCGGAGCGTCTCGATCTCCCCGCTGTTCTCCAGCGTCTTCTGCGCGGAGCGGATTCTCCGCTGCCCTCTGCGGATCCCTGCGTAGGCATCCGCAAAGACCTCCTCCATGTACCGGACCGCAAGCTCGTTCTCCTGCTCCTCCGTCATGTCCTCGGTAAATTCGCCGTAAATGCCGTCGTAGGCCTCTGCATAGTCAATCGCCATGCGCAGCATTTCCTCGCGGCCGTACTCCTGCATGAGCCGGTCGGCAAGGCGCTGCAGCAGCCCCGGCTGCGCCTCCACTGCGTCGTGGAAATCCTCGTGGCGGTAAATTCGCTCCATATCCCGGCGGCCGTCTACCTGCAGGAAGATCTGCGTCCTGCCGTTGTCGCCGGTCTGGCGCACGCCTTCCACGCGCACGGTCCGGTTCCCGGACTCAACTGTGAGTGCGCCGGAAACGAACGTGACGTCCTGTCCCTTTGCCGCCGCTTCCACGACGATGCGGTTCATCTTTTCGACGAGCGCGGCGTCTGCTGCCTGCGTCGTGTCGATCTCGCTCGGAATGACGACGTGGATATTTTTCTCTGCTGTGCCGCCCTTTACTCCGATTTCCCTTGCGCTGACAGCCTCTCGACCGCCGCTAAGATCCGCTCGGCCGTTTTGCGTCTGCGTTCCTGCGCCTCCGGCGACTGGTCCTCCTGCGCCTTCTGCCACTGCTCCAGCTTGCTCTCCGGTACCCAGACCTGCATCCCGTTGCGCGCCGTCATCAAAAATTTCCGTTCTGCCATTGTTGTCAATCCCTTCTGTCGTGTTTTGAGCGGCCTGCTGCGCAGTGCTCGCCTCCGGCGCAGAGCGCACGATCTCCTGCAGTTGGATCTGGCGGTTCATGTAACTGCCGGGATCCGTCGCAGTTCCCTCCCGCACTTCTTCTTCGAGCTGCTGCATCACGCGCTGCGCCTGCTGCCCGAGCTCATAGGTGCTGTTCTCGCCTCGGTTCCATTCGGCGATCAGTCGGTCGGCCTCCTGCTCCGCTGCGGTCATGGCGGTCTCAACATTGTTGTTCTCCGCCTGTACCGTTTCGGCCCGCTGCGTCTGGCTCTGTACCTGCTGCGCCGTGCTATTCTGCCCGGCCTGCCACTCCTTCAGGCTGATTTTATCGCCGTTCTCCGTGGACGTCAAGACCTCATCGACCGTCAGCTTGCCTTTTGCGATCCGGCCCATGGTCTTTTCATCCACGCCGAGGGCGCGGATGCCCTCGCGGAACTCCTTGTAGCTCATCGGGTCTCCGGCCTGCAGGCGGCTCTCGAGCACGTCTGCAAATTCCGCAACGTCCGTCCCTTCTGCAAACACATTCTTCGCGGCGGACACCCATTCCAGCTGCGCCTCGAACGGCGTGAAGGCGATGTTTCGCTTCGCTTCGACGAATGAGCCGCGGCTCTCCATCACGCCCGTCGTGATGAGCGTGGAGAGGGTCGTTTCGATGAACTCGTCCCACCCCGGCATTTCCGCTTCTTTTCCGGTGACGTAGTTGATAAACAGCGGCTCCAGATAGTTCTGCGTGTTTTCCTCGATGATCTCGTCGATCGAGCCTCCGATCAGGCTGCCCGCGAAGCGGAAGGCCACGCGCGCATAGCCGCGGCCCAGCCCGGAGATCGCCTCCTGCACGAAGTCGCCGATTCCGCTGCCCATGCTGAATCGGCTGATACCGCCGATGAGATACTCCAGCCCAGCCTCGCTCGCGCCGACGAGCGTCGAATAGGTAGACGCCTGCGCCTTGGTCATGCCCTGCTGCATGGCCTCGGTGTAGGCGTTTCCTTTTGCCCCGGCAAACATACTGGCCACACCGGCAGCCTTGCCCGCCGCCTGTGCCGCCTCCGCGCTCAGGCCGACTGCGCCGCCGATGCCCTGCGTCGCCGCAGAGATCGCGACCATCGGCAGCATGTTGCCGATGCTGTTTGCCGCGCTGTAGAGGATCCTCTCGCCGTGGCTCGCGTTGGCGTTGATGATGTTTTCGGCGTAGTCCTCACCATAGAGCGGCAGCTGCTCGCCTGTGAACAATTGTTCGATGCCGCGCCCAAAGCGCCGCACGCCCTGGCTGAGCGAGAACATCGTCCGCTCGAACGTGTTGTCGAGCCCGGCCGCCTTTTCCGTGCCGCGCCGCAGCTCCAGCGTGTCGGACAGCATGTCGTAATACTGCTCCGCCGCCTTTTCGCCCTGCGTGTTGTAGAGGTAGGTAAAGATCTTTACCTCCTCGTCCGTCATAAACGTTTCCGAGCCGCGGGTCTCGAAATACGGCGAATGGTTGATTCCCCCGTAGATGGCCGTCGCGCGGCTCATTTGCGGCCGGTTCTCCTCGTTGCCGAGCTCCAGCACCTTCGGGTCTGCCTCCGACTCCTGCGCGAAATCCGGCTTGCTGACGATGTCGCTCTCTGTCTTTTGGACTTGATACACCTTGGCGTATCCCAGCTCCCGCGCAAGCTCGAGCGCCTTGCTGCTCTCCTCCTGTGCAAGCTTGTCCCACTGGTCGGCGGATCGCGTCAGCGAGGAGCCAAACCGGGTAGCATCCTCGCGGTCCTTCCCGGTCGCAGTGGTACTGCTGGCTTCCCGCTGCGCATCTCCGGTCTCCCGCAGATGCAGTGCCTTCTGGCGGTATTCCTCCGCGCGCTCCCGCGTGGTGTCATACTCCCGCTGCACCTTGTCAACGCTGCGGCCGCTCAAAAACTTTGCCCGATACCTTCCGGCCTCCGCAAAATCCAGCGGGGCCGTCGTGTTGACCGCCACATGCCGCTCTGCTTTCCCGTGGGCATCCTTTCGTACTTGCTTATAGGCGCTCTTCACCGCCGTGCTGTTGATCTGGCCAGCCTTGGCCTTTGCCTTTTCAACTGTTTCCGCCCTGACCCGTGCAAGGTATTCTTTCCCGATCACCCGCCGCGTCTCTTCCCGCTGCGGGTATCCTCCCTGCGTCCCATTTTCGAGCCTTCTCAGGGCTGCACCTGGAACATACTGCCCGATCGTCTCGTTTGCCTTGTTTATGATATTGTCGATCTGTTGGTCGGCTCTCTCAACGATAATATCTGCCTGCCGCTTCTCGCCCTTCTTCTTCGCTTCTTCGGCTCTCTTCTGGCGGGCAAGATACTCTTTCCCGATAATTCTCGCCATATACTATCTCCTGTATCAGTGCTCGCCGAACTCCATCAGCAGCCTATTGTACTCCTCCGTTGTCAATTGATTGGCGTCATATGCTGCATCCATTGCAGCAATCAGCGAATTCTTTGCTCGCTCGGCTTCTTCTTTGGTCTTTGCATATCGCAGAGTCCTCTGGATGTCAAGATAATACTTCCTTGCCGTCGTGCTCATTTGATTCAGGTCTTTCAGGTACGGCGTGTCCTCATCCACTCCGCCCGTCACGCCGCCCCCGCTTCCCGATCCGCTCCCGCCCCCGCCTCCGGAGCTGTACGAGCCGCCGCCGGATCTTCCGCCGGAGCCGCCGCTGTACCCGCCGCTCTGCGCCTGCACGCCCGCGAGGATGCGCTTCGCGTCCTCGCCGCTGATCCCGGCCTGTGCCAGCATCTCCGCGCTCGGCATCTGGCCCAGCTGCAGCATCGTCATGGCGAGGTTGTAGGCGTTCTGGCGCTGCTGCTCGTTCTGGGTGTACTTGTCCAGCTCCTGCTGGTAGCGCCACTGCTCCCGCTGCCAGTCGGCGTCCTGCTGCGCCTGCATCTTCTGCCAGTTCTGGTAGCTCTGGTCCGTCGTCGGCGTGCCCACGCCCACGCCCAGTACGCTGGATACCTGATCGTCCGCATAGCCGAGCTGCTGCCAGCGGTTGAGCGCCTCGTTGATGCGCAGGCTGTAGTCGCTCTGCGCGGCGCTGCCCGCGTTCATGAGGGCCGATAGGTAATTGTACTGGTCCTGCCGGGCCGTCTGCTTTTCGTTGTACCATCGGTTATAGGCCTGCTGCTCCAGCTCAGGTACCTTGTCGGCCAGCTGCGCCTTGTAGTTGTCGGCCGCCTGACTGGCCGCCGCAATGGCCTGCGTGGAGGCAAGGCCGCCCGTCTGCTTGGCGTAGGCTCCCAGCGTGTCGCGCATCGTCCGGTCGCCCTCGCGCAGGTAGGTCTTGCGGTACTCCTGCATGGCCGTGTCGTTTTCGGGATCCCACTTATAGGCCCCGCCGCTGTTCTCCTGCAGGCGCTTGATCGCGGCATCCAGTTCTTCCTGGTAGGGGTTCTTCCATCCGGTGTTTGCCCCGGCTCCCTGCAGGTAATTTGCGTACTGGTTCGTCTGCGCCCACTGGTTCAGGCCCTCGCCCGCGATCTTTTCGTTTCGCATCTGCTCATAGATCGCGGCCTGTGCATAATTGCCCTTCGACGCCGCGTCGTCCATCAGCTTTTTGTAGTCCGTATCCTTGTTGTATCCGTACTGCATGGCCCCTCCTTACTGCATGCCCTGCTGCATACCCATCTGCTGCTGCATAGCCTGCTGCGACTGCATGGCCATCGCCTGCGCCTGCTGCTGCGCAGCCTGCTCCTCCAGCAGCTTTTTGATCGTCCCCGCGCCGGGGTAATTCTGCATTTCCATCTGCGACCAGTAGCGGATCAGCGTCTGCGGCTCGCTCGGGTTGCCGTAAGCGCCGCTCTGCAGGTGCTGCGTGATCTCCTGCCACATGGCCTCGCGGTTCGCGGCCAGCCCGGATGCGTTGTCGCAGCTGAAGCGGAACTGATCGTTCCAGTACAGCTCCCCCGCCTCGTCGCACTCCAGAAACGCCCACGAGTTCCATTCCGTGTCCATCTCATTCTTTCCGTGCATCTTCCGCCGCTCCTCGCAGTATGCGAGCTTGTTGCGGAAGAGCCGCTCGAAGATCTCGGCCCACGCGGCCTTTTTCATGATCTTCTTCGATTCGATTCGGCCGGCAGCCTGCGCGGCCGAAAACTCCTTGGCCTTGCCGGACGTCGCCGTCGTGTCCGTGCGGCCCTGGAACGAGTCCGTGATGCCGAGGATCCGGCGGCTCTCCTCGTAGACGTGGTTGAGGTATGCATACGGCCACTCGAGGTCTCCGGTAAAATCAAACTGCTTTACCTGCGCCAGATCGGACTGCGGCATGTACCACAGCTCCTGATCCTGTCCGTCCATGCGGAGGTCGGGGTTGTCCGGCATCGCGATCTTCGTGCCCCACTTGCTGATGCGCGTGATCATCTTCCGGCTCAGGTGATTCACCGTGTTCTGCTGGTCCCGGATCTTATCGCAGTCGCTCTCGCCCAAAAACGTGCCCCACGCGGTAACGTTCCGCTGCAGCACGACGGGGTAGATGTTCGGTCGGTAGTACGGCACCCAGTATTCCGTTTCCGCCTGCGTCTGCGTGTTATACGGAGGCAGCGTTTCGGGCCCCAGAATCGTCTCTGCGCCGTTTTCTGCATCCGGCACCAAACTACCCGCTGCGCCCACGTCTGTCCCGTCCGGCGTAAAGTCCGGCTCTGCCGCAGCCGGTTCCGGTGCAGCCATCCCCTGCAGGCGGTTCAGCACGTCCTCGCGGACGCCCTTCTCTCGCAGGTCGGCGATGGACATCCAGCGGCCTTCCTCGTCCGTCTCCTCCCAGCTGCGCGCGCCGCAGTAGGCGCAGGCGTCCTTTCTCCGCCGCTCCGGCGGAAGGCCCTGCGGGTACTCGCCGTTTACGGTCGGGCCGACCATCTTCCAGTTGGAGGAGTCCGCCTCAGTCTGCCCGCACTTTTTGCAGCGGCGCAGGCGGCGGCTCTGGCAGTCCTCCAGCTCCTCGCATACCGTGTCTCCCACCCAGACGATGCGTCCGACGCCGCCGTGCTCGTTGCGGTAGTAGGCCGTCTCCAGCGTGACGAGGTCCTCGGCCGTGCTGGCCTCCTCGCCGCGCAGGCTGGCGTCCTCCTCCGTCTCGTCCGAGACGTCCACGCCGTACCGGCGCTTGACGTAGCCCTTGGTCTGCGGCATGCGGAGAAACATGTAGTCCATGTCCTCCGGCTCCTCGACGCCATCCTGCGGGATGTAGCGCTTGGGATGCAGCACCGTGATGCTGTTCTCCCCGACGGTCGTGTGCGTCCGCTGTGCGCTGTCCCACTCCACGAGATACAGCACGCCGCCCTGCACCTTGCAGGTTCGCTCTGCGCGGTCGTTGATGCGCTCCGCTGGCAGCCGGTCCAGCTCGTCCAGGAGCATAGCCTCGATCATCTTGCCGAGCAGGTTGTCCTGCTGGCGGCTCGGCGTTACCTTCCCGGTCGGCATACTGTTGTCGATCTCCGATTCGATGTTTTCGCTCGTGATGTTCCAGACGTGCGGCGTTTCCGTCGGCTCGTCGATCCCGTTTTCGATCAGCGGCCGCAGCGCGTGGCCGCCCTTGTACTGCACCTCGCGCGCGTCCATCTTGTCAATCTCCCCGGCGTAGGCCTGCAGGTTGCGGTCCAGCTTGTCCTGCCACTTGTGCAGGGTCTTTTTCTCGTTGTCCATGTGTCCTCCTTAATGCAGCGCGCTTCCGGCGTAGTATTCGATCGCCAAGCTGTGCAGCGCCCACTCTCCCGTCGCCTCGATGCGGAGCCGGAAATGGTCGCACCGGTGCGGCACGACCGGCAGGTAATAGCTCCGCTTGCCCGCTGCGGTCAGCGTTGCCACGCTTTTCCACGTCCCGCTGCTGTCGTACTGGATCTTGACGGTCACGCTCGCGCCCATCAGGCTCAGCCGCAGCAGCAGCTTGCTCACGGCTTTGCGGTTCGGGCTCTCCATCGTAAAGTCCGCAAACTCCACAAAGCTCTCCACGGCCGCCGTGTTTTCCGGGCCGCCCGGCCCCTTGAGCGTCGTCAGCGCCTTGCCGGTCGTCATTGCGATGATGGACGGCAGCAGCGTCTCCGCGCCCTCCGTCAGCGCCATGCTGTCGATGTCGGGGCTGTCCTCCACGGTCCAGATGCCGCGCAGCCCGTCGTAGTGGTATAGTCTCTGCGGCGCCGCGCCCGGCTTTTTGAGCTGGATGTAGTAGTCCGTTCCGTCGCTCTGTGCGAGGCCGCCTCTGTACTCACCCGGCCCAAAAACCTGCTGCAGGTCCTGCGGGTAATCTCCGTCGTAGGCCATCATGCCCTGCGGAGAGTAGTAAAACAGCAGTCCGCCCGCTGCGCCGAGGCTGTTCTGCATGCCGTGCGCCACGCCCGGCGCAAGGATCTCGCTCGTCTGGAATGTCGTGGCGTCCGTCCCGTAGATCCGCAGGATATAGCTTTCGCGGAAAAACGTGGGGTAATGCCAGCCGACGCCGCCCGTGATCTCGCCTCGCGTCTGCAGCTCCACGTACCAGCTGTCCGTGCTCAAGCCGTCAAAAACGTAGAAATTCGTCGGATCGCCGAGCGCGCTGGCAAAGATCTCCTTCTTGTCCGCGCCCCACAGGCGGTTTTCGAACTCAAAGCACACGTCCATGTCCGGCACGCTGCGGCGCAGCGTGATCGTCCCCGTCTCGCTGTACGAGGTCTGCTTCTCTCCGCTGTCGCTCGGCGGGATCTTAAAGCAATAATCCGAAAAGATGATGCTCTTTGAGCCGATCTCGCGGATGATCGCGATCTTGTTGTTGTCCGGCTCCGTGGTCAGGCCGTCGATCTCCACGGCGTCCCCGATTTGGAATCCCGCCTTTGCAAGATCGGCCGAGGCCGGGGAATTGATCGTCAGCGTATTGGCCGTGGCGGCGGCTCCGTAGATCGTCCCGTCCGAGATCGTGATCTTGGTCGCCGTCAGCTCCGCCTCCATGCTCACGACCCACGCGCCCATGCTGTCCCACTCGTCGCCGGTCCAGACAAAGAGCGACCATTTTGGGTTCTGCGGACCATTCGGATTGGTGTTGATGACGTATGCCGTTCCCTTTTCGGCGCTCGTCGGCAGTGCTGCCGGATTGTCTGCCTTCCCCTTGACGGTGTATTTTGCCTGCACCAGCTTTTTGGCCGGCATCAGCACGATGCGGTCTCCAAATCGAACGAATTTCGTTTCTCCCGCCCCGATGTATGCTGCCTTGAGGTTGAGCAGCGCCCACTTGTACCACAGCCAGCCGTCCGCATCGACGTACCACATTGCGTGGTTGTCAAAAAACATCTCCGTTGCGCCGGTCAGCGTCCCGGCGTTCCGCCGCTTATCGCGAGAGCGCAGCAGGGGATAGTCCCGCGCGCTCATATTTTCCATGTCATAGATCTCGCCGTCCCCGGCGTTCGGGTGGTGCCGCAGGCCGCCGAACTGCACCTGCTGCGACCGCGTGATCCCGGAGCTGTAGGCCATGCCCGGCAGTCTACCCATCCTGTCTCCTCCGTTCCAGCCGCTTTTTCGCGGCCTGCATTTTGCGCTCGTCCATAGCGGCCCGGTCGCCTGTGATTGCGTCCATTTCGTTTTCGACCTGACAAAATAGATATTCCAGCCCGGCCATCAGCTTGCGGTGCCATCGGTTGAGCGCGGCCGTGTCAGCCGCGGCGTTGCCGGTCAGCTCCGGCGGCTCTCCCGCCAGCTGTCGGATATTTTGCAGCATATTTCCCTCCTATTTCAGAATGGGTTGCCCCATTTGCTGATCAGATAGGCCCGCTCCGTAGCGTCGGCCGATCTGTAGTCCTCCCATTGATCCTTGTCCCATTTTGCGCGCTTGTGCCGCGTCTCTACGGTCGCCCGCTGCTGCTGGCGCACATAGTAGGTGATCGCCAGCGCCATCACGCAGTCGTCGTGCGCGCCCTCGACCGCCTCCGGCCGTCCCTTGCTGTTTCGGGCAAAGGTGAGCATCTCGTTGAGGCAGTCCTCATCGTCGATCAGCTCCGGATGCTCACGCATGATCCCCTGCAGCTCCGCGATGATGACCGGCCGCGTCAGACGGTCCGTCTTAAAGCCGAGCGCCTCGCGCACCACATGCGTCAGGCTGTCCTCGACCTGCCGCACGAACTGCCGCGGATACCGCAGTCGTGAAAGCTCCTTGATCGGATGCGTCGAAAAGTTGGCCTCGATGCCGACGAGCGCCTGATTGTACCACATGCCGAGGCACCATACCTCACGGGCAAACAGATCCTCGTCGGTCCTCGTGCGGTACTTTGCCACGAGCCGCCCCGTGCTGTTATCGATGACACACGCAACAAACCAGTCAGAGCCCTCTCCCGCCGTGTCCGCCCCGATGACGTAAGGGTGTCCCGCCTTTGGCTCCTCCCAGACGAGCGTCTCGCCGTCTTCCGCGTCCGTAAACGCTGCGTCCGTGATCGCGGTCTCGTCGTAGCGGTAGGCAAATCTCCCGCGCCGGATCGGCTTTTTGCAGTGCAGCAGCCGCTCCATCAGGATATCGCGCCGGAAGATCGTCTGACTCAGCACGCCCCACTGCCCGAGGCAGTATACCTGATAGTAATAGGGATCCGTCTCGCGGAATGCCTCCAGCGTCAGGCGGTCCTCCTCCGGCAGAAAGCGGTTGTCCTTGTACGTCGTCCGGCTCGTCACGACGCGCGCGTCCTCACGGTCGAAAAACCGCTTTTTGAGCCAGTGTGTGAGGGAGATTGGGTTAAACGAGATGATGATCTGCTTGTAATATTTGCGCTCGCCGCGGAGTCGGATGTCGAGCTGGTTGAAGTCTCCCTCCAGCAGCTCGCTCGCCTCCTCGATCCAGATGCCCGAGATATCGTGGATGGATTTGAGCTTTTCCACGTCATCCAGCCCGGCAAACAGGATCTCGCTCCCGTTGGTAAACGTGATGTACATGTCGCCGCTTTTGCCGCGCGGGATCATCTTGACGGCCGGTCCGTAGTACTGCATGGCCTGCGCCTTGAGCTGGTCAAAGCAGCTCTCGCGCAGCGTCTTGGCGACCTTTCGGACCACGAGCATTCTGTGTCCCGGCTCCGTCGCGCAGCGCTCCAGCACCTTGCGGCCTGCAAAAATCGACTTGCCGCTGCCGCCGCCGCCCATCAGGATCAGGTGCCGGTGATGATCGAAAAACAAGGGCAGGAAAACGGCGTTGTTGCTCTCGCACAGCTGCTTGTACCACAGCGCAGCCTGCAGCGCCTTGTCGTCCATTTTCCTGCCCCCTTTTTACTTGCTCATGTTCCCTCAGGTAAGCGAGCTGCCGAAGCTCACGCCCGCGGCCGCGAAGGCGCGGTAATCGTAGAAGCCGCCCGTGAATCTGGCGTTGCCCTTCCAGACGTTCGCGTCGTTCTCGGCGATCTCGCTGCGCACGGTCAGCGGCTTGCGGTCAACATCCACGGCGCCGTAGTAGCGCTTGTTGTACTCGAGGTCCGCGAGGATCCACGGGTAGCCGCTCGTCCCCATGTAGGCGTTGAGGTACGGCGCGATGATCACGTTCCAATTGCCGAACTGGTAATTGAACTTGTTGCTCGCGGCCGTGCCGGTGTCGTGGAACGCACCCAGCACGCCGAAGACGTCTGCCTTGGCCTTTGCATCATTCGGGATGATGATGGTGTTCGGTTCAAGTCCCGTGGGCTCGCCGCTGTCGGTCTTGAGATTCTGCATGGCCGTCGCCACGAGGCCGAGGTTAGTCTCAGAGAACGCGTTGGAGAATGCGTTGCTCTGCGTCTTGCCGGTGCGCTTGATCTTGTGGGACTGCGAAAACAGCTTCACGTCGTCCTTGGTCTTCGTCGAGAAGGTCTCGACGCCGAGCTTCATCGTGTCGTTGTTCTGCAGCGCCGTGCCGAGCAGGCCCCAGAAAAACTTGGATCGTGCGCGCCAGTAGTCGTCCAGGAACTGGATCGGCTTGCCCTTGAGCACGCTGTCGAGCTTGTCCTCCATCATCTCCATGGAGATCGAGAAACTGCCCTTCCACGTCACCGGCCGGAAGGTCTTGAAATAGCCCTCCTCGATGCCGCCCTGCGGATACGCGCCGTTCTCGCCGACCGGCTCAAAGCTGTTGCTGCCGGTCAGCCCGCCGAGCGTAGTGCTCGCCGTCGTGATCGGCATGTTGACAAAGAGATCCTGCAGTGCGTTGCCCTCCCTCTGCATCCACGCCTCATACTCTCTCTCCAAGAGCATGCGCAGCGGAGACTGCAGCTCGCCAAAGAGCGAGTTGGTCACGTTGCTGGATTCCGAAACGATAATTCCTGCCAAATATTTCCCCTCCTGTCTGTTAGCCCGTGCTCGTCACCGTGCCCGGGCGAATAAATCTGCCGCGGACCGTGTCTCCGATCGCCGTGCCCTTGAATGCCACGACCTCAAAGACGCCGTTTGTCGTGGTCGCCGTGGCCTTGGCGCCGGTCGTGTCGATCGTCACCATCTGGCCGACGGCCGCACCGGTGTTGGCCGCGCTCCACTCCGTCTCAAAGATCGTCTCCTCGTGCACGCGGATGCAGGGGATCACGTCCCCGGCAGCCACCGTGCCGCCGTACATGCTGATATAGTCCGGACGCGTTGCGCCGGTGCACTTTGCAAGCTTGCCGCTCGTGAGCGTCAGCGCCATGCCGACGGTGCATGCCCCGATGGCGGATGCCTCGAGGTATTCCCACGGCTCAGGCTGACCGTCGCGGTAGCTCTGCGGTAAAAATGCCATTTGTCCTCCTTCCGGCCGTTATCCGGCCTTGTGTGTCTTGTTGTAATGTGCGGAGATCTCCGCATCCGTCGCATTGGGGTTGAGTGCCTTGTAAAAGGCCTTGACCCCTGCCGGGACGGGTGCCGGGGTGTCTCCGGTCGTCTGCCGTGTCCGCTGCTGATGCTGCAGCCCGGCCGCAGCGTTTCGCGCTGCCTGTTCTCCTGCTGCTCGCTGGCCGCGCTGCAGGGCATCAAAGTTTGCCAGCCGGTATGCGTCTACGTAGTTGTTGCCTCGACGCACCGCATCTGCAAATTTCGAGCCGGTCTCCATCGCCATGATGTCGTCCAGCGACTTGATGGCGGGGTTCATGCGGCGGATCTCCGCCAGCTCCGTCTCCCGGCGCTGCGAAAACTCCTGCGCTCCGGCTCTCTGCTCGGCTGCCTCGGCGCGCTGCTGCGCCTCCTTGGCTCCGCTGAGGATCTGCTGGATCTCCGGCGACTGCATCAGGGCCTGCTGCAGCCCCTCCGGTGTCAGCCGTCCGGCCTTGAGGTCGTTTGCCAGCTTGGCGTTTGCCGTGGCGGCCTGGAATGCTCTCCAGTCCTCCATGTTTTCCACGGTTTTCCCCGTAAACGGATCCTTGATCCCGGCTTTGCCAAAGACCTCTTTCTCCCACTTTGCCCGCTCGGACGCCAGTGCGGCGTCGATCGCCTCCCGCTGCTCCCGCTCTCTGCGGGCCGCAGCCTGCTGGCGGCGGGTCTCCTTGTCCTGCGGCTGCTGCGCCTCCTCCTGCGGAGCGTCCTCCGCGTCCGGCTGCGCCTCTGCCGCGTGATCTTCCGCTTCTTCGGCCTCTGCAGGTTCGGCGATCTCCTGCCCGTTTTCGCCTGCCGGAGTCTCGTCAGCGTCAGGGTCGGCGACCTCCTGCCCGTTTGCGCCTTCTTCGGGCTGCGGCAGCCCAAACTTCTGATACCAATCCATTGTGTTCCCTCCTGCCCCTCAGGGCGTCACTTGTTGCTGCCCGCGTTGCCGCTGAGCTTCTTGCCTGCCGTCATGCGCAGGTCCGTGCCGGTGTGGATCCGGCTCTGATCCGCCGTCGGCTTTTTGGCAAAAGGTGCCTTGACGTACTGCTGTCCGCCGTGGCCGATCTTGCCCGCGTAGCCGTCTCTGCTGTCTGCCATGCTGTCCCCTCCTCTCACCGGTTTTGGCCATTTTACCCCAAAAGCCGTGTTAGTTACCGTCAACTTGCACTGCCGTGTAAGCATGCAAAAAGAGCGCCCTGCAGTCTCCCGCAGAGCGCTCTCTTTCCTGCCTTATTCGGTTTTTTCTTCCGGCAGGCCCGCCACGCTGGTCAGCAGGCTGAGCACGCCCGCCAGCGCGGAAGCGCTGGCCACAACGGCCCAGTTGACCTCGCCGAGCACGGCGCTCGTGCCGATCGTCGCCACGGCCGTCTGCGCCACCGTCTTCACGGCGCGGATCGCGGCCGCCTTGAGCCACTTCTTCCAGTTTCTCATGTTCTTGTCCTCCTCATTTGATTCCCATCCTCGCCAGCAACCACGCGACGACCGCGCCGACTGCCACGAGGATGATCTTTTCCACAACCTTTTCCCAGCGCTTTCCGGGCGCTGCCTGCAGTGCCTCGATGCTTTTGCGCACCGCCTTGATGTCCTCGCCGCTCTTGGCCACGTCCCTCCGGATCGTCTGTTGCTCCTGTGCCATCACGGCCACGCTCGTGGCCAGCTTGTTTAATGCCTTTTGGTCCTGCTCCAGCTCATCGATCCGGTGCGTGTTGCTTTTGCTGCGCTGCTCCGTCTCCGTCAGCTTTTGGATCAGCTCATCCTGCGTCACCGCCTCACCGCCTCTCCAGATACTCGAGCTTAGCGTACCCGGTCTCGCCCGCTGCGTCCACAAGGTACAGCCACTCGCCCGTGTGATACCCGTAGCAACTGCACCTGCTGCCGTCCGGCATCACGCGGAGGCTGGCATACTGCGTGCCCGGTCCCTTGCGCAGGTTGAGCCCGCCGTTTGCCCTGACGGCGTAGCCGCGCCGGTATCCGGCCGTGTACTGCTTCGGCGGCTGTATCTTGTTGTCCGGCACGACGGTCGTGCCGCCGGAATACACCGCCTTGCCGCCGGGTCCGTACACGCTGTACCCCGTCGGGCAGGCCGCAATGGCGTTGCCGAGATCGCTGTATGCCCCGATCTGGCTGGCTGCGTCGCCCCAGCTCTTGCGGATGCGGAAAATTTCCTTTGCGCTCGGCGGCGGCGCCTGCTGTGGCTTGCCCGCCAGTAGCTCCGCCACGCGCCGCCGCAGCATCCCCATCGTGTAGCCGTGCCGCGGCCACCAGTTGTCCGGATCGTTGTGATCGGAGCCGTATCCCCGCTGCCCGGCCTCGTTGTGGGACACGATCTCCGTGATCGTTGGATAGGCCCGCATCAGGTGCGCGCACAGCTCGGCCGCAAGCGCAAACGTGTCACGGCAGTAGGCCGCGTCGCTGTGGTCGTCCTCGCAGATCTCAAACTGGATCGAGCAGTCGTTGTAACTGCCCTTTCGGCCGGATCCGACGCCCCAGCACCGCATCTTCCACGGCAGCGTCTGACATACTGCGAGGCTGCCGTCTGCCAGCTTGCCGATAAAGGCGTGTACGCAGACGTACAGGCCTCCCCGGTTCCAGTCGTTTCCGTAGCGGTTTGCCCCGAGAATCTCGCGCATCTGCGCGGCCGTCAGGCGCCGCTCCGACGACTGATACTGCATCAGCCCGGCCGTCTGCCCCGGCGCGGGCTGCACGTACCGGCTGATTCTCGTGTTGTTTGCCGCCGTGCTGTGCACCACGATCTTGGTCGGCGTCATAAACCTTCCGCGCTGGTAGCACTCGTTGGCCACCAGCAGGCACTGATACTGCTGCATGTTATCCCTCCTCGCACGTTTTTTCCCATCCGATACATTCCATCTGCAATCCATATCTCATTGCTGCGTCGTATTCGACGCGGCAGCCTCGCGCATCGGACCAGCCGGGGGCAAAATAGACAAGTTCGCACTTTGACATCGCTTCGATGGCTTTCGAGAGGTAGTACAGCGGTACATTTACCACGCCCGCTGCGGCAAGCTTTTCCTTGTCAAAGTCAAATACCGTTTCGACCACTTCGTAACCTTCCGCCTCCAGCATTTTGACCGCTTCCGCGCGTTCGGACTCGATCTGCTCTCTGGTCTTGCCTCTCATCGGCTGACTGATCATTGCCTTTTTGCTCATGGTTCCCCTCCCTGCGCTAAAGCGCCTCAAAATAGTACTCGTCCGTCAGGCTCAACGCCTGCCCGGACCGGATCGCGATATACCGCCGTATCCCGTCGGTGTACCGCATCCCCTCCTCGATCCACATGCCGGGTACAAAATAGATCATGGTTGCTCCCTCCTATCACTTCGGCGTCAACGTCGCCGTTAGATTTGCCGCGGTGCCCTTGACGCAGAATTTGAGATACCCATGGTCGAGCTTGGCGAGGTCTAGTGTAAAACCAGTCAGATCGGAATCAACCGTGATCGTTCCGGCGGATCCAGTTTTATTCTCGATATAGCCCGCTGTCCGGTATGTAGTAGCGTCTGGCACAAACATTGCCCACGCGCTGTCTCCGCCGTTCGGATTCGTGCTCCAGTCGTTACCCTTGCAGTTGACTGCGCCGGTCACTCGGATGATCGCCCCGTTGGGGTACGTCTGCTTGGACACGTCGATCGCTGTATTATGCCCTACCGTTACATATCCGGCCCCCGTTTTTTCCGTGCCGGAGCTCGTACTCAGGCGCACGTTGTCAATAGCACCATACGTCGCGATCAGGTCTATGGCCGCCGCCTTGACCGTCAGGTTGTAACTCGCCGTAAATCCGCCGTCTGCCGTCGTGACGGTGATCACGGCATTGCCCGCTGCGTTCGCTGTCACAACGCCGTTTTCGACGCTGGCCACCGTCGGCGCGCTGCTGCTCCACGTTACGGCCGGGTTCGTCGCGTCGCCCGGAGATACTGTTGCTGTCAGCGTTACGCTTCCGCCGATCGTGAGTTCTCCGGTCGATGCGTTCAATGCTACGCCCGTGACCGGAACGGTCTGGATGCCGGTAAAAATCTCCCGGTCATATCCCGCCCCATAGCAAAAGCTGTGGATTTTTCCCTCGCTCGGATTGCAGACGTTGACCACAAACGCCGTGTCCTTGGCGGAGTTTGCCGTCTTGTTGTAGGTCGTCGTCTCGCCGAACTCGATGCCGTAATATTCTGCGCTGCCGTTTTGCCCGTACTCGTTGTTGCGGGCAAAGCACATGTTCGGCGTCGCAACGCGCCAGACGTTGTACTCCGTCCCCGCGCCGCCGGAAATGCTGTTGAGCTTTGCTGCCTTAAAGCCGTGCACATGCCCATGTACTGCCGCGAGGATTTTGGCGCTGTTGCTCCCGGCAAAGCTGACGGTATTGCCGCTGCTGACGGCGATACTCCCGCCGTCCACATACGCTTTGACGATGTTGCTCATGATGCAGACCGCGCCCCAGTCAAGGGGATGATGGGACAGGATCAGCACGTTCCAGCCGGTCTTTGCGCCCACGGCTTTCAGCGTGTTCGCAAACCACAGCTTCTGCTCATCGGACACGTATTCTTTTTCCGTCGCCTCGGCGGTATTGAGGCAGATGACGCGCAGCTTTTTGCTCTCAAAGTCTCGGTAGCAATACCCCTCGGTCTCGCTCCCCATCGTTGCTCCGGTGTTGTAGGCTCCGACCATGCCGTATAGTTCAGTTGCCGAAAGCACTGCCCCGTTTTGAGCCTTGCTGTATTGCAGGCTGTCGTGATTTCCGAGCGTCCTGAATTGCGGGATGCCCTTGTATGCCTCGTCGATATCTGCATTGATCTCTTTGATGTGCTGTCGGCCCTCGGCCAACGTTGTCGTCGAGCTGCCCGCCGTATAGTCCCCGAGATAGCACGCAAAGTCGATATTGGGGATCATGTAGGCGAGAGCTTTCATCGCCATTCCCGCGTGCAGATTGCCGGTGACGATGCTGCCGCTTGTATCCAACTGGTGAGCGTCGGACGCCGCCAAAAAGACGATGCTCTCTGCCGTTCGCACCGCAGCCACTTTTTGGGCGACTGCAAGGGCGGCCGTCTTGACGTAGTCCGGGATATCCGCATGCTGGATCGCGTCGGCGGAGCTCGCCTCCACCTGCACCGCCTTCCCGCCATACGTCGCGTATTTCCCGTCCTTTGTCAGCACCTTAACCGCCATCGCTTACCACCTCGACGTAGAGTCCCACCAGCTCGCTCAGCGCGTGGTAGACGGGGTTGCCGGTGTCGCGCGTGCAGTGGTACAGCGCTCCGCCCTGCGTGTAATACTTTCCGGCGTAGAGCTCCATGTTACCCTCGTATGGGATCGGGTCGTACTTTGTCCCGTCGTGCTCCTCGTCGATACGGGCGTACAGGCTCTCCGTGCCCGCTGCGCCCGGCACCCACGTCGACTGCGACGTGTGCGCCTGCAGCACCTTGTAGAGCTTGCCGCCGGATATCAGCTTATCTCCCGCTGCATAGGCCTTGCCGCTCTCCCATGCCGGATAAAACGCAATCATCCGCAGTGCTGTCTGATCATCCACTGTCAGCGTGTTGATCTGCTGTTTAATAAGCATTGCACCGACCTCACCAACGGTAAGAGGTCTATGCTTCTCTTCTGCTTCAAACCTAAGCTTTGCTTCTTCCAGTTCCGCGATCTCCGATTCGGTCATTTCGCGGATTACGCCGTTTTCGTAGATTTTCATCTTTTTACCTCGCCCATACTCTTATTTGCCCTGTAATTGGGGTATTGTTCACATCAAAGGCTTTTATACTTATTTTTTCCGCCGCGCCAACGCCATGAGCTAACATATACGATGCCTGGGTGGCGGCTCCAATACTGGTGTTGAATGTATTTTCATTACCGGCGATTCCCGCGCTCCTTACGCTATCCCACACAAGCCCATTATATTTTGATAAAGAATAACCTAGTCTATATTGCCCTGTGCTGGCATTATTGTCTACCCATCTTGCAGCCACTATCATGTCATTTATATATAAATCAAGATTTGTTTTGGCTGTTTCGGATGCAGTCTTTATTCCAGCCCATTCGCAATATAGCTCAGTGACATTGTTAAGCCCTGTCGCTTCAAAAATCGGCGTAGCTTCCGTAATCGTCGCATCGATGATTTTTGTCCACGCCTTTTCTCCCCCGCCACTCGGCATATCCACCGGCTCCCACGCCGTCGGCACGCCGTTTGCATCCACGGCGGAGATTTTGGCGATCTGGCCGACGGCGGCGGAGGTCATGCCGAGAGAGAGGCTCTCTCCGGAGTCGCCCTTTTGCGCCAAGAGCTGCCACTCCTCGTCGATCCCCGGTATCGCACCGGTTGTCGACGTTGCGGAGACAAATACATAACTGCTCCCCTTGTAGGACACGGCATCCAGCCGGTTATATGCCGTTTGTGCAGAGTACTCTCCGCGCCAGTTGATGGACGATCCTCCCCCCGCGCCGACTACCTGGTACACGCCGGTGTAGGCCGACGCGCTCATGCCATAGATGGCAATTCCGCCCGATACCTGAGTGACCTGATTGAGCTGGATAACGCCGTTTGAGGATATGCTCACCATGTTGTTGCTGCTCAGCGCTCCGCCCTGCATCGTGATCGTGCCAGAGTAGTACTCCTGATTTGTCGCCCCGTCGGCGATGCACATCCACACCAAGCCGTTTTCCGGCAGCTCCGCCGCCGGAATGCCGATGTACCCGCCCACGGCGCTCATCGCCTTGAGTGCTCCGCCGGAGCCGGAAGCCCCGCCCGCCGGAATGTCCACCGTCAGCGGCGCAGAGCCATCGTAAGTCCCCGTCACCGCGCCTGCAAACGTCAGCGCAGCCGGGTTTTTCAGCGCAGTCGGCAGTTTGCTGCCCCACGCCGCCGCGCCGTCCGCTCCGACCTCCAGCAGCTTCCCGGCGTCTGCTGCCGCGCTATCTGGCAGCAGTTTGAGCAGCTCCTTTTGCGCTGCCATATACGCCGCCACCCACGCCGTATCCGGGATGTACCCGATCAGATCATTGTCTCCGGTGTAGACCTTGATGATCTTTTCGACGCTCCAACCGTTCGCACCGTCGGCGATCGGGATCGCGCCCTCGGCCGCGTCGGTCATCGCAGTCCCGAGATTGCCCAACACCTCCGGCAGATCGCCGCCGGTCGGCGGGTCTGCGAGTGTAAACTCCAGCCCGTCTGCCGTTACCTTGCCCGCGATCTCCGTCTTGTCGGCCTCTGTCAGCGCGTAGTCGGCTCCGGGGTCGCCCTTGGCTCCGGGATCGCCCTTGGCTCCGGGATCCCCCTTGGCTCCCTTGGCCGCGCACAGCTCCCACAGCTCGTCCACGCCCGGCTCGTCTCCGGCCGTGCTGGCGTCCTCGTCTGTCCAGACGTAGCAGCTGCCGTTGTGCTCCACGGCGTCGAGCTTGGCGTATGATGTCGAGGCATCCCACGCCCCGCGCCAGCGAAAGGGCTTGCCGTCCTTGCCCGGAGCGCCCGCTGCGCCCTTGAGGCTTGCCAGCCACTCGGCCTCCGTGCCGGTGTAGCCGTGCGCCTTGGCGATCCCGTAGGCGCTCAGGTAATAGCCCTGCTCCACGGCCCTGCCGTAGACCGGCCGGATGCACTTGGCAATGTGCCGCGCCAGATCGTTCCACGAGGTGTTGTACCGCTGCATCGTGTTGGTGTAGCGCTCGTACTCGCCGTTTGCAAAGTCAACCTGCGCCTCCATCCACAGCAGATAGATCCCGTCGTAGGGATACGGCGCGGCCAGCGCCTCGGTTGGCGTCGTCGCATACGGCGTGATCTCGCTTAAGGCCAGCAAAAAGATCTCGTGGAGGATCTGTCCCTCCACTTGGTTGAGCCAGTCCAGCAGGATCGTGTCGTCGATCTCCGCCGGGACCGGTTTTAGTTTGCGCAGCCGCTCAAACAGTACCGTCGCTGTCATGTGTCTCCTCCGTTCCCGGCAGCTGCATGCCCTGGATCTCGCGCAGCAGCGCCAGCTTGTCGTCCATCGTCATCTCGCCGCCCGCGATCGCGGCTCTCGTCGGCGCGTCCGTGCTGATCTCCCGCCGCTCGCGCCAATCGTAGTTTGCCTGCAGCGCAAATTTTGCGCCCGCTGCGGAGTTTTTGTCCTCGAGACGCTCCTGCAGGTACGTCTCGATCACCCGCTTGGCCTCGTCGCAGATGTCGTGCGTCTCATCGGCGGCCAGATACTTGCTCCATGTCTGTCGGCTGATGCCCAGCCTCCCGCACAGCCCCGTGATCGTCGGCGGACTGACCCAGCTCGTCCTGCTGGCTGGCGTCCCGTCCTCCGTCACGACGCGCACAAAGCGCGTCGCCGGGTGTCCGTACCGGTCAAACTCCGGCTGCCCGTCGTCGTCAAGCACCGGCTCCTCGCGGTATACCGGCTCCCGGTAGCGCAGCGCTGCAAAGTATTCCTGCACCGCGCGCCGAAGCGCTGCGGGCTTATAAGCCTTTTTCCGGCCCATGTGCATCCCTCCCTGTTTGCCGTTAGGATACCACGGTAGCCGTGTTAGTTGCCGTCAACTTTTTTGCCGCGTTACCATGCCTCATACAGCCGCTTGCGCGCCCGGTAGAGCGTGCTCTCGCTGACGCCGTGCGCGATCGACGCCGCCTGCACCGTCATCCTGCCGCAGCACCAATCCCGCAGCGCAGCGGCGAAGGCCTCCTCGCCGTAGGCCGCCTCGAGCAGCTTGGCGTCGATCCGTTTTTTGCCCTTTTTGCCCATGTCCTCGTAGCTGAGCAGCGTAAAGTAGATCAGGCCCTGCCGCCGGTACGGCAGCCGGATCCCGCTCATCCGCCGGAAACTCATCCCCTCGCCTCCCTTGTATGCACGATATCCGCTATACCGTGGCGGCATAGCGGTCCTGTCCCTGCCGGAGCGCCGCTCAGGCAGAGTCCTCCCGTATTAAGCTGGATATCCCATCCGCGCGCGCGTTTGTTTGGTCCGCGCCTGCGCATGCCCCCGCGCGGACCGCGAGTCAACTTTCTTTCTCGAGATTTTCGCCGTTTTCCAGCAGTTCTCGGGCCGTCATTTTGTGCCCGCCGAGCTTTTTGCCGCGCTTGCGGGGCACGTAGCGGATGTAAGCCCCGGCCTCGCCCTCGACGTAGCGCTCCTCCAGCACCCGCGCGCCCTTCGGCGCGCGCATCTTGGTGCACAGCACGACCTCGCGCTCCTCCGTCGTCGGCAGAGCTGCTCCGCGGCTGACCTTGTATTTTTTGCGGTCCGGCACGCGCCGGACCTGCTTGAGCATGTAGTAGGCGATCGGGCTGTAGTCGTCCTGGCCTCGGAGGCTGCGGATGTTGACGCTCCCGAGCGTCCAGCTGTCCCGCAGCGTATCCCAGCTGAGGCTCCCGTCCGTCTCCATGCAGATATGCACGTGCAGACGCACCAGTTCTCCGGTGTCGCCGTCCATGTCGCTGGCCGAGAGCGTGTAAAACGGGATCCGGCCCTTGTCCTTGCGGCGCAGGCGGCGCAGCCAGAGCATCGCCTGATGCTCTGCGGCATCGCGGAGCTTGTCGGGATCGTCTCCGGCTGTCTCGCGCAGCTTGTCGATCCCCTCGTCCGCAAAACGGAGCGTCACGAGCAGCCCTTTGTCCGCCGTGCAGTTGCAGTTGAGCAGGCGTGCCAGGCGGCGGACTGCCGTGTTAAAATTCTGCTCCTGTTTGCGCGGCGACGTCCCGCCCTTGCGCTTGCCGCGCGGCCGTGCGTTATCGCCGACCAGGTACCGCGTGCGCTCCGTCACACCGTTTTTGCATCGATAGATCCGCTCCATGATTTTCACCTTACTCTCTCCTCTCTGAGTTGGCGCTAAAAATAGGCTTTTAGCTAGCCGCAAAATACGCGCGCGTGCGCGTATTTTAATAGTGGCTTATTCCGTTTCCAAATTTGCCCTTCCGGCAGCTCCGGCCTGCGCCGATCGGACGGATCGGCGCGCCCCGCAGTCCCCGGCGCTGGAAAAATTTTTGATTTTTACGAAATTCTCTCTTGACATACCACGCAATGCGTGGTATAATAAGACCACCAAGAGGAGCTATGCTCCAAACCACAAAGCCCGCGGCCACCGGCCGCACAAACTGAAAGGAGAACATATCATGGCACAGGCTCGAATCACCCTCACCTGCTCCTGCTGCGGCAAGAGCTTTGATCACCGCCACACCTGCTACAACCGCAGCGAGGCGAACTCCTATGAGGAGTGGGCGCGCGAGAACATCACGCTTTGCCCCGATTGCTATGCCTCCTCCCGCCGCGAATCGGAGATGGAGCGTTTTATGTCCTCGCTCCCCGATGGGCATCAGCTCCCCGAGCTTACCGGTGCATCTGACAAGCAGATCGCCTACGCGTCCCGTCTCCGCGAATCCTTTATTCGCCGCTCCATTATCGGCCGCATTGACATCGCCGACTACCTCGCTTATTGCGACGAGATCCGGCTTGATCGGCTCGATCCTGCTGAGTGCGAGCAGTCTGCCGCAGAGGCTGGGCAGTCTGTCGCCGATTGGTACGCGCAGCAGCGCTGCACCGAGCTCTGCTTTGTCTACGGTATCACCGCCCGCGATACCGTGGCGAAGATCGATGCGATCTTTGCGGTCAGTGACGCCGGACGGCTGATCGACGCGCTGAAGGTCAATTAACTCCGCTCTGCATCGCGGAGTACATCTCCGGAGAGGACTTTTAAGGCGGCTGCGTCGGAGCCATCATCCCACCCCACCGACCCGAATTTTGAGAGGAGATCATCATGGCAAAGGTCAACACTTACGGATTAACGATCAAGGGCCTCAAGGCCGCCAGCGGCGAGACCCGCAACTACAGCGACCGCGCTCTCTACGACGAGCTGTTCTACGATCGCGCGACCGGTGAGGTCTGGACGATCTTCCAGTGCTCGCTCGGCTGCAACAGCTGGACGGTGTACCACAGCCCCAACGTCATCAAGATCTGCAACACCGCCCGCCACATGACCATGCAGGAGATCGCGGACGCGATCTATGAGGCCGTCTGCGGTATGCAGCGCTACGCCTGAAAGGAGGTAATCATCATGACCATCAAACAGTACCGCTCTTGCCTTAATGAGGTATTTGCCTACTCCGAGCGCGATTTCTTCGTCTCCGACCTCGCGCTCTCCGAGATCTGGGGGGACGCCCCGGAGGACCCCATCCCCGATGCCCGTCTGGCCGCTCTCGGCCAGATCTGGGATGCCGCGCACCGTACCGTCCCGGAGATCGCCAAAGCCGCCGGTCTCAGCAACCGCAAGCTGGCGGAGCGCTTTGGCATCGCGTACCGTACAGTCGAGGATTGGGCGGCCGAGCGCCGCGAGCCGCCGTTCTACGTCCGGCTCATGCTGCAGCAGTGCCTCGGCCTGCTGCCCAGCCCGGATGCCCTCGCCCCGGCCGAGTCCGATCCCCCCGAGGATGGCTGACTTTGCCTAATATCCTACCACCAAACGCGTGTAAGTTTCCGTCAACCTTTCGGCCGTTCCGCTCGGCCCCGCATCCCTGCGGCGCTGAGCGCAGCACCCGCCCGGGAGCCTCCTGCGAGGCTCCCGGTTTTTTGTTTTTTAGGGCTTGGGGAGATACCCCGCCGCCCGCATCGCCTCCGTGGAGATCGCGACCTTGGCGTCCATCACGTCCTCCCACCCGGCCTCTCCGTGCGCCGCCACGGCCAGCCGCGCGTCCGTCGGGCAGTAGGCCCGCTCCTCGTACACGCGCCCGTCCCGCAGGATCACCTGCATCGGCACCGGCTCCGTAAAAAAATACTTCGCCATCTCACAGCCCCTCCGGCAGCGGCGGCAGCCGGCCTACGTTATCGCACCAGCCTCTCAGCCTGCCGTATGTCCCGTAGGCCTTGGCGCCGTTATCCCAGAGGTACCGCGCCAACGCCTCGATCTCGTCGAGGCCCCAGCCCTCGAGGATCGGCTCCTCGGCCGCCTCTCGCGCTCGGGCGATCGCCAGCAGCTCCGCCCCGCTCTGCACGCCGCAGGCGCGCGGGATCGTCCGCCCCGCCGCCTCGCACGAGGCGCAGATCCATATCTGCGTCGGCTCCATCTCCCGCCCGCAGCACCGGCACGGGCGCGGCTTGTGCCGCCTCGGCCGGCCGCGCGTCCGCATCGGGATCCGTACCCCCTTGCCCGAGTTTGCCATCTCCGTCATCTCCTCTTTTTTGTGTAGTCGATCCCCCGGATGTAGGGATGCCGCACGGCAAACGGCACCGTCGCCTCGCCAAAGATCTCGCGCAGCGCGCCGTCGAGCTGCTCCTGCATGTAGTCCTGCTCCGGCCCCGGGCGGAAGGCTGGTCCGAACTCCTCCTTGAGCTCGTTGAGCCTCATCAGCAGACGCACGATGCGCTCCCGGCCCCATACATCGTCGCCCATCGCCTGCTTATCTCGCAGCGCCACGCACAGCATGTCGTGCACGATCTGCGCCCCGGAGTCCAGCCCGATATCCAGATAACGCTGCCGGTCCCGCTGCACCCGCTCCGCATAGCTATTGCCCATCATTGGCCTCCTGTCCGCAGTTGTATGCCATCGTCCGCGATGTCTCGTCCGTCATCGCCCGGATGCGGTCGCCGTTTGTCATGGGCTTCGGCGCGGCCGCCATGGCGCTCCGCTGCCAGGCTTCCGTCATGGCCCAGCGGTCCGGCAACGTGATTTTTGCCCCCACGTCGTCCGGCTTTTCCGGCTCTGGCTCGTCCTGGCATTCCTGCAGGCTGCGGGCTGCTTCCAGCAACAGCAGCCCGACATTGATATCTTGATATACGCTCCCATTGGCCCTTAGATTTGCGTGCTCCAGTGTACGTCCGGCATCAGTCAGCATGTTGACCAGATCGGCCCTCCACTTCGCTTTTACCGCCCTATCGACAGCCTCGCTAATGTTCATTGTCGATCCTCCTTCACGAGTTTCCCGCCCATGCACCACCGGGGCAACGTCGGCGGCTGGCATTTCCGCGATTACCCGCTTTGCATCCGTCATTGTGGCCAGTCTGTTGGTCACTTCCACCTTGGTCAGGCGTGCTATCGCCATGTCTCGGCTTATGTAATCACCCATTGTCTACCTCCATTTCCGCACCGCACACATCGCAGTATGCGGCTCTGTACTCGTCCCACTCGTGTTCTTCGCCGCACTCCGAGCAGATTTGACAGCCATTTTCCTCAATCCAGTGTCCGCGCCGCACGGGCGCGACATCGGCGACCGGCAATCGGTGTACTGCTTCTTCTGCCTCAAAAACGCGTTCTCTCGCTTTGTACCCGGCAGTTCTGACGTACACCTTCATTATTGCGTCAATCGCAGCTTCTCGCTCAATGTATTCAGCCATTGACAGTCCTCCTGTTCAGTTCTTCCGCGAGCGCGCAGAAGATTGGGTATGCCTGCTGCGGAACAACTGCATTGCCGAGGGATCTAATTCGCTCCACCCGGCAGGGAAGCCCATGAGCCACTCTACCCACTCCGGGTTCAACTGCCCACTGACGTCCGTCCGCAGGCTCCTGTGATTCGCACCGCCGGTTGATCCGGTTGAATCTGCCGCACACGGTGTTGTGAACATCCGTTCCATCGCTATAGCCTGCGTCAGGTTGCATTTTCCGGGACTTTTCATCCTTCTCGGCGGGACGTGTTGCAGTCTGTCCTTGCCTTCGTTCGCTCTCGGCGTCGGATATAGCTTCCCGTTCGCCTCCGCACCGGCTTCGGCACATGCCCGGATCATTTCCGGGTTTACTTGTTCCCGCAGATTCTCCGGCCGTTTTCGGCCGTGGCCCTTCGCATGCCGCTTCATTGCCTCGAAACTGCGGCACGGCAGTGCATCCATTGTGTTCGGCGTACCCCACAAAGAAGACGCGCGATCTTCTGTGCCAAGCTCCGACAGCCGCAGCCTCAAATTGCAGCACGACGACGTGATAGCCTGCACGCTCCAGATCCTCGACCACCTGCCGGGCGGCAATGCCGATGATTCCAGGTACGTTCTCACCGACGACGCAATGCGGCCTAAGCTCCCGGATAACGCGGAGCATTTCAGGCCACAGAAACCGCTCGTCTTCTTTTCCGCGCTGCTTTCCGGCCACGGAAAACGGCTGGCAGGGGAATCCTCCGGATATAACGTCAACTGTTCGCAGACCTCCGGTCCGCTCATAAAACCCCTCCTTTGTCAGGGTCCGGATATCCCGCCAGCGCGGGACGTCCGGCCAGTGCTTTTCGAGCACCGCTGTCGGATAATCCGACAGCTCGCATTGCCCGACGGTCGTAAAACCGGCCCACTCGGCCGCAAGATCAAGGCCGCCGACTAAATACCGGAAAACAAACTAAGGTGTGTTCGTTCCGGCATCTCACATCCCCCCCTTTATTGTGGCATAATCCATGATATCGTTGTTTCAGTCCTCCATCCATGCCTCCAGTTCCTCGGCCGAGATCTTGTACACCGGCTTTCCCTCATACCGGCTGTACTGCATCTCCAAACTTGCCCCGCGGCTCTGCTCCCAGCCTGGCAAAAACGCCACGAGATCGGCCGTGCGGATCATCGCAAGGCACACGTCCATGTAGAGCCCGTTCGTCCATCCCTCCGGCAGCTCCGCCGGGTTGAGCACCACGTCGGCCGTCGGATACGGGCTTACTTTCAGCAGCCCCCGCGCAACCTCCTGCGTCTCTTTTTCAGCCAGCAGCCACTCCTTGGCGGCCGCAAACCGCGCCTTGTAGTTTTCGACGCCGGTGATCCCACCGGCAATGTATACCGTCATCTCTCTACCTCCACGAGTTTCCCGCACCTATAGGTGTACCATGTATCCGGCTTGATATTCACGCCGTCGACGATGTCGGCTGCAACGTGCAAAATGCTCCCGTCCAGCCGCTCGATGGCGATCAGCGCGCATCCGATCTTCCCCCTTACCATTCCGCCTGTAGCGGTTGTCATAGCCACACCGTATGCGCCTTCTGCGCTGGCAGCGCCAAACACCCCCGTAGCCACGGCTACGCCCGTCTCCTCCTCCGCTTTGGCAACCCCATGATAGCTCGTGGCCAGCGCCACGCCGCGCTCCCCCGCAGCTGTTGCTCTCCCGTATCTGCCCGTGGCGATCGCTACGCCATTGATATTTGAGACGACGCTACTTTCGTCGTCCCCCATCGTAGCAACAACTCCGGTGATCCCACCGGCAATGTATACCGTCATCTCTCTACCTCCACGAGCTTCCCGTCCCTGCAGGTGTACCATGTGTCTGGCTTGATGTTTTCCCCGTCGACGATGGCGGCAGCGACGCTCAGGATCTCACCGCGATCCGCACGCTCGACGGCAAACAACGCGCAGCCAAGCGCTCCCATTACCCGGCCGTCGATACCGGCCGCCAAGGCCGCGCCCTGACGGCCCGTGGCGGAGGCCGCGCCCTGACGGCCCGTGGCGGAGGCAGCGCCATGATCGCCCGTGGCGGAGGCCGCGCCCTGACGGCCCGTGGCGGAGGCAGCGCCCTGACAGCCCGTGGCGCTTTTGGCCTTTTTGATATTTTCGTCAAAGCCGGACGTCTCTTTGACCCACTCGATCTGTGCCTTTACCAGACCGGCGATCCCGAGTTCCGCGCCGATTCTGATCTTCCTCGCGCAAACCTTGCTGTCGCCTCTCGGCCTGCGCTGCAGGCCGCCTTCCAGTTCGACCTCGCGATAGATGCTGCCGCGTGCCGGCGCGTAATATCCCAGCACGTCAAGCGGCATTGTGCAGGCGTGAAAGCCGCTTTCGCAAAGCCTCGCATCCTCCTCCTCGTAGGTCTGGCCCTCGGCGTACTGGAAGCCGCAGCACTGCATATTTTTATCAAATCCCTTGTAGGCCTTCATGTGTTCTCCTTTCGTTCTCTGGCCGCGCGTTTTTCGGCCGCGCGGCGGCTATTGTATTCTTTCTGCCGGGCCAGCAAGGCCTCACGATTTTTCCGGTAATAGGCCCGGTGCTGCTCCTGCCTTTTGTGCCGCATACCTTGCTCTTGCCCTGGCGTTGATCTCCTCCCGATGGGCCTCCCTATAGGCCCTCGCTTTCGCCAGCAGGCGCTCCCGATTTTGCCTGTAATATTCCTTCTGCGTGCCCGGGTGCTCTGCGCGCCATTTTCGGAAGTATTCCCTTAGCTCCGCCCTGTGGGCCTTATTGTATTCCCTCGCCTTCGCCCGCGCCCGCTCCCGTGCCGCCTCCTTCTTGGCCGCGTCGCCTCCGACGGGCGGCGGATCCTTTGCCTTGCGCACCGTCCCGAGCGCCCGGTCCCTTGCGTCTGCCTCCCGGTAGTCGTCCAGATCCATCTCGTCGTTGATGCAATCCGAATACGGGCAGCCCTCGCATCGCTTATCGCATACGCTCATTTTCCTGCGGCCTCCCGATCACCCGGCACCCGCCGCGCAGGCCGTCGCGGTCAAACTCCACGACGTACCGGTTGTTTTTGTCCGGCCCGCTGCGGATCACGCCGACGCCGTAGTGCCACGTCCCCGTGCACACCGCCAGCACCCGCTCGCCGGGCTCCCACCTGTTCTTCTTTTCCATCTTCAGCTCCTTTCTGATGCTTGCGGCCGGGCAGCGCCACATCGGCGTGCTCGGCCATTTTGCGCAGAGCGGCGCGTGCTCGACCACGCGCCCCGTCACCCCGCACCGGTAAAATTTTGCATCGCGCCCGGCGTCCTCCTCGCGGAGATACCGGCACGCGCGGCAGACACACTCAGCCCTCACGCGGGATCCATCGTACCAGCAGCGCCGCCGCGCCTAGCAGACCGGCCCCGATCCACGCCGATGCGCGCATCACGCACACCCCGAGGATCATGCAGGCCATCGCGGCCGTTGCCAGCACCAGCATCGCAACCTTGCGGTCCGCGTCCTGCTGCGCCTGTTTTGCCCTCTGCTCGGCCACGGCCGCCCGCTGCTCCGCCTCCCGGCATCTGCGGGCCTGCGCTCTGGCCTCCGCCTTGCGGTTCAGTTCGTCGAGCCGGGCCTGCTCGATCTGCGCCGCGCTGCTCATCCAGTTCATTGCGCTTCCTCCTGCAGCCACTCGGCTGCCCGCCTCGTGCAGGCCTCGGTTATCGTATCGTCCGCTCCGTCGTTGCGGCAGTAGAGGCAGAGCCCCCGCTGGTTGTACTGGCAGCTCCTGCACCACGCCGCGTCGACGAGCGCCGCCGCCATGGCCTCCGTGCTCTGCACGATCTTCGCAAAATTGGTCACTCGACATCCCTCCTCCTATGGAGAGGGCGGCAGGTATCGAGCCTGCCCTCCGCGGCTTGTGCTCTCGCCGCGGCCGTCCCTTGCGCGCCCTCAGGTCGGGCGGATCACGCGCCGCCCACCGCGCCCTCCGGCTTGAGCCGGAGGGACTGCAGCCGTTTGTAGTTGCGCTCGAGGCGCTCGATGTCAATGCCCCACGCCTTGTAGGCCACCTCGGTGTTTACATGGGTGGCGTTCCAGCATGGGATGCCCATGGCATCCATCTCCTCCTTGGCGAGCGCCTTGAGCCGGTATACCGTCCCGGCCGACGTTTCAAATAGGTCCTTTATGTCCTTGTTACTCAGCTCCAGCCGCTCATAGTAGAGCCGCAGCGCCGTTTCGATATTCCGCACCTGCGGGACCCGCACTCGCCCGGTCCTCATAGCGTTCCGGCCTCGTTGGTCGTCCCGGCGTCCTGCCCGGTCACGATCTGCTTGGCCAGCTCCTCGAGCATCTGCTGCTGGGCGCGGAGCTGCTCCTCCTTCTGGGCCAGCTCGGCCTCCCAATCCCGCAGGACTCCCGCCTGCTGGTCGAGCTCATCGCGCTTTCGCGCGATCTCCGACCAGTTGCTCATCTGCATGTCTCGCGCGTTGCGCCACATGCGCTCCTGCGCCTCGGCCTGCCGCTGGAGTCTGCTGCGCTCCCGCGCTGCCAGAGCCTCCTGCAGTACCACCAATGCCAGCCATGCGGCCAGCGCGCAGCTCATTGCGATCCTCATGTCATTGTCCTCCTTCTGTCATTGCGAGGAGGCCGAAGGCCGACGTGGCAATCTCTGGCCCCCGCGCTCTCTCACTCATTCCGCTTATCCACGGCAACAATCATGCCGTAGATGCAGCCCTTGACGGCTGCCATCTCCGCCGCCGTCATCTGCCCGGCCAGCGTCAGCAGCTTATCCGCCAGCTGCTTCAGGCTCTCGCTCATGTTCTCACCCCCTCCGTGATGTAGCCCATCGCGATCTTGGCCAGCCGCCGGAGCTGGCTGCGCGTGCGGCGCATGTGCTCGTCGGCCGTGACCAGCCGCGTCCACGCCTCCTTCTCGGAGGCGCTGTTTACCATCTCCGGCATCAGCCGGTATTTCTCCGGCATCGCCGGGATCTCGATCTTCTTTTCGTTGTTCATTTCTTTACTCCTTTTTTCATTTTTCTTGCAATCCGCTCCCCCGCGTGGTATCCTTTCCGCGAAAGGAGGTGATTTTGTGCCTAACTTGTTGATTGTTTACTTCCATCCGGCGGCTCATCATGACCGGTCAGAGGTTGCAGCTCTGTTCCCGGAGGCGATCCATGTTGACGAGCACATCCCCGGCGCGTTTGAAATCGTGGTAATGCTCCCTTACAGCGAGGTTCGGCATCGTATCTATGAGGCATTCGGCCACGAAAGATACTACATTGCCCGCGTCGCTGTCGGAACCATCCACGGCAATTAGCCCCTCGCCTGGCCGTAAGTCTTGCCCCGGCCCTTGTGCCGGGGCCTCCCCGGCCATCTCGGCCGCTTGACTGTTTTGCTCACCACGACCACCTGACCGCTCTTGTCACGGTAACAGTATCTGTGCACCCAGGTCTCCATCGTTTTCTCTCCTTTCATCCTCTCACGAGCATCATCCCAAACAGGGCCAGCTGCGCCAGCATCCCCAGAAGCACCCCGCTGATCGTCAGCAGCGTCCCGCGATCGACCATGCGCCGCGCAGCGAGCACGCAAACAAACGTTCCCGCTGCGGCCGTCGTGATGCAGAACATGATCAGCATCCCACGCATCCCCTCGCCTCCTTTCTTTTCGTCTCTTGGATTTGTTTCGCTGTAACTAGTTTATGTTTCCTAAAAGCATAGTACCACACTCTCGGCCTCTTGTCAACATTTATTTGTTTCTTGATAACTTTTTGTTGACTGGTTGGCATTGATGTGGTATTCTAGTAACAAAGGTGGTGATAGCATGGCCGAAATCAACGATCGAATCGCAGCCGTCCTCAAGCATTCTGGACTCACACAGGAGAAATTTGCCGAGCGCTTGAACGTTAGCCGATCTTTTATCGCCGTTCTCTGCACGAGCGATCGGCGCCCCTCCGACCGGACGATCCGCGACATCTGCCGCGTTTACGGCGTGTCCGAACTTTGGCTGCGCGAGGGGCAGGGCGAGACGTTCGTCCCCCGCACGCTGCGGCAGGAGATCCTCGACCTCGCGCGCAGCCTTTCGGAGGCCCCGCCGGGCGACCTTCGCCGGGACTTCCTGCTCGCGCTGGCCGACCTCCCGCCGGAGTTCTGGCCCAAGCTGGCCGACTTCATGGAGGAGATCCTTGCCCGCCGCGCCGACGATCCCGGCAAATAGCGCAAAGCCCGCAGCACCCGCTGCGGGCTTTTGCTTTGCCCGATCCGATAGGGCATCTGTAAGGGCCGGGCTGTCCCCTCCCGGCTCCGCACCCGCGCCCCGCACCGGCCTGTAGGCACCATCGGTAGCGGCGCTCATTGAGCGCCCGGTACGCACCCATTCTGCAGCTTGAGTGCTCTGGTGCACCTCCGCACCCCCGGCCGCGCTGCCCGATTCTGCCGAAAAAAACAAGACCGCACCCGGTCTGCTAACGGATGCGGTCCTGTTTTGCAAAAAGAAAGGAGATTTTTGTGCACTGAAAACGAAAGAAAGAATCGATAAACGCTTACTACCCTGCGCCCCTGCCTATATTATAGCGCATCGTTTTCATATTCCAAACGAGAATTGCGCCGCAGCGCCCGAAGAAACTGCAGCAAACTGTAAAGCTCCGCCTCCGTCAGGTGCGCTAGCTCCCCGATCACCTCTGCCAAAATGTCCATCTTGTTTCCTCCTTTTCCGTCGTAAGGGTTGCCCCTCCCCCCGAATTCTAGCATTTTGTGCATTTTACACTCTGTTATTTGTGCAATGTGCCGCTTGATATCTCCTTCCGCTTTATGGTATACTCACTTTGAAAGGAGTGTTGCTTATGCCTGATTATCCATCCCCCGCTGCAAAGCGCCGCCGCATAGTGCAAAACATTGTCACGGCCCTGTCCCTGATCCTGTCCGTCGTGCTCATCATTGTTCTCGCCACCGCCGAGCCGGATAGCTCCGTCTATCAGCGCGGCTATGATTCCGGCCACGCCACCGGCTACGTCGAGGGCGGAAACGATGCCATAGGCCCCGCCTATGATCGCGGCTACGCCGCCGGGAAGGCTAAAGGCAAGGATATCGGGTATTCCGCTGGCCGGAACAAAGGCTACCTTGAGGGGAAACAGTACATGCAGCCCCGCATCAACGAGCTGGAGAAGGAGCTCAGTGCATATCGCGTCGCCGAGCGGCAGCCCGAAACTGGCCGGGACGCGATGGCAGAATGGCTTGCGGCTCGCGCTTCCGAGCCGACCGGCACATCATACATTGCCAATACCTCTACCGGCAAATTCCACCGCTCTACCTGCAGCTATCTCCCGGAGGAGCAGAATCGGGCCTACTACAGCTCCGCCGAAGAGGCTCGGGCGGCCGGATATTCCCCTTGCGGGCATTGCAATCCCTGACGCACACACATCTCCAGCACGTCCAGCACCTCCCGCCGCCCCTCCGGCGGCAGCCGCAGAAACTCCCGCACGATCTTCTCCTCCGAGGCTGGCCGTCCCCCACAGGCGGCCAGCCTCAACTCATCTCTGGCTCGCTCCACGCGCTTCCTCCCGTCCGGCCGCATCCGCCGGTACTCCCGCACAAACCGGTACTTGATCCATCGCTCCATCCGTCGCGCCCCCTTTGCACCCGCATCGTACCACGCCCCGCCGCGGGAAGCCATGGCCAGAACCGGGAACTGCGCCCGCTTTTTGCAAAAATCCACACCCAAAACTGCAATCGTCAGGAGGCGACACCATATGTCCCAGATCTGCGACCGGCTCAATGCCATCAAACAAAAGTCCGGCCTCACCCTCACCGCGTGGGCGGAGCGCTCCGGCGTCCCCGTCAGCACGATCTCCCGCATCCTCTCCGGCTGCACCGAAAATCCTGGCCTGCAGACAGTCGTCGACCTCGTCGCCGCTGCCGAGGTCCCGCTGTCCGACGTCCTCCCCGACCTGCTCCCGCCGCCCGAAGCCGCCCCCGCTGCGCAGCCCAGCGATGCCCTCCTCGCCGAAAAGGACGCCCGCATCGCCGCACTCGCGCGCCTCGCCCGTTACCGCTCCCACATCTGCTACACCCTCGGCATTATCTGCCTTGTTCTGGTCGCCGTCCTTGCCTTTTTACTGGCCTTCGACCTGTGCGACCCCCACGTCGGCTGGTTCCGCAGTTGATGCCCCAAAGGAGCGCACGAACATGCCGATAACAAAATTACAAAAAAAAC